AGATGTTACACTGATTAGTGGTGGCATCGGCAATTCAACCTCCATACCAGGCCACCAATCCATATTTAATTGAATTGTCTGCTCGATTAAGGCTCTACCAAGATAGTTTTCAGTATTAATTCTGGCTGTTTTAATAAAACCAGTTAACAAACCATCTTCGGTAGAACCGTCTATACGAGCAAAGTCTTTCAATTCATCAATAGTAACAGGTTCTACTGTAGGATTGGATGTTACCACCCAAACCCTATTTGCCTTTTCTGAAAGACTTGGTTGGTTTAGCATATTTATTACTTGGAACCTCACTCATTTTATTCTTAGGAGCTGAGTCAACCTTTTTAGGCCGACCAGGCGATTTCGGTTGTTCCTCACGTTTAATCGCCACTTCACTTTCCACAAAAAGGTCTCCTAATTTTTCTGGTAATTGATATGTTTGGCCTTCTTCAAACTTATCTACGGTAATACCATCTGGACTACCATAGTAAGTGATAATCATTTTATATAATGCAGTTTTCATTATTCAGCCTGCACCGTTACATTGCTATCGACTTCGGCCACCGACCACTTTCCATCTTCAGTGGAAATCAATCTCAAGAAACCCCTAATTTGTGAATTGTCATTTGCCGCAAAAAGAATAGACGAAACACGGCTCCCTTGAGTTGTAAAAATACTTGCAGAATTAATGCCTGTCTGCAAAATTTCCAAACTGGTTGTGGAACCAGTAATACCCATATCAAAAACCAACATATCACCAGCATACGCCTCTCTGACATCACAAGACGCTTTACTGGCTAAAATACCAACTTTAAATTGGTGATAACCATAAGCTGGCGTAATCGTAGGCGGTGTGGACACATCTGCACCAGAAAGCAACGATGCGCTTGCATAACTCCATACAGTTGTTGTATAAAAAGATCGCATCATATTGCGCATAAACTTTCCAGTTCTATCTGTATCATAGAACTTAAAATTGCCGTCCGATTTAGCATAGATAGTGTCTGCGCCCTGACTAATACCAACTTTAGGTTGATAAGAAGTGCTAATTTCAGCCATAAAATACTCCTTTTAAAAAAGTGGGTGGCGGAGCAGAAAACAACCACCCACATTTATAAGAAACTACTGAGAGTTGACAGGCCAGTTAGCAGGATTACCGAGAACGGCAATTGCCCCCATCACAACAGAACCCGCATCGGCTGTTCCGGCTGAATCAACGACCAACCGAACATACCGATGATCTCCACGATAACCAAATTCTAAAATTTGGCTTTCAAGATCAGCGACCGATGTTCCACTAATAGAGAACGTATAAAGAATTCCACTGGTCACTGCGGCACCGAGTGAAAACCCGTTACCAATAATTTCAGCGGAAGTACACACACTCCATGCAGACACGCCGGCTGCTGAAGGAATACCGTGTTCCATAATAATATCAATATTAGATGTTGCCGCAGACACGTCTACATCATCGATATTAATTACGAAAGTTACGGTGTCATAGCCCCTGCGGTCAACGGTATCACCATTAGTTGCAGTTTCATAAGAATCAGGGCTAAGAGCTTGGAAAAATCCAAAGTTACTATAACCATCTCTAGGCATCTTAATCCTCCATTAAGTAGAAATAACACCAATTTTGATAGCCTGGAAGTTGACAACGTCACCACCTACCCGCTTGCGAGTGTAAAACTCTACAAAAGGCTTTACTGTATACGGGTCTCTTTGAATGGAAATACCTAAGCGGTCAACAATCATATACGCTTCCCGCCAATCGGCTAAAACAACAGAAAGAGCATTTGCAGCGACCGTAGGCATAGTAGTGCTCATTCTTACAGGAAGACCAAGAATCGTGCTTTGAGCATCAGCGGCAAGACCTGGTTTCCAAATATAATCACCGGCACCATTTTTTAACTTCATGGCAGCCGCAACAGTCGTTCGGTTCATTAACCACGTTCCAGAGTTGAGATAAGGTTCAACTAAAGAATACTTTACATCAATAAAGCCATCAGCTGTTAAAGCTGAAGCATGGCCCATTGCAACTTGTTCAATGGTTCCATAAGTAGTGCCATTGTCATAAGTCAAAAAACCTCTTGGCTGGCTTACACCCGTGCCGCTTACAAAAGAAGCACCCTCTATTCTGCCAAATCTCCGAGCAACATGATTAGCAATCCAACTTTCCATGTTTAATGCACTGTCTTCAAGTAACTGCTGAGTTGCACGTGGTTTTGCATACATAATATGGACTGGAATACGCTTTTTATAAATTTGAGGCGTATCCGTTTCGCTACCAGCAACATGTTCAGCTTCCCATCCAGCACCGGCCTGATCCCAATCTACAATCCATTCGATAGCATCGGTGGAAATGGTTTCCGTAGCGGCCAATCCACGTAATGGATCAGATTCGTATAGCCGAGTAACAATAGTATTGCTCATTGCAGGTGTAACGGTATAACCACCTTCAGGATCAATGCCAACACTAAGAGCTTTTAGCTCATCTGGATATAAACCTTTTTCCGCATTTGGATCACGAATAAATCTCATAAATGCAGATTTGTACTTTTTGTAATCATCCGGTGAAACAAGTTTTTGTTCTACATCGTTCCACTTAATGCTTTTGTCTTTGCGAACAGCACTTGCAGACCGAGCAAATTCATCCACCTCTTTCAAAAATTCGTCTTCATTAGGAACATATTTCCCGTGTCGCTTAAAAGCAACTTCCAACTCTTCAATCTTTTTCTCAAAATCATTCTTAAAGGATGTATTGGCATCATCCAGAGCTTTCTGTCTAGTGGAAATGTCTTCAGCCAACTTGTTGAATTTATCTTCATCTTGAGCATCTTTTAGCTCAGAGACGGTATCTTGAAGTTTTTTATAATTCTTCTGGATTTCTTCATAGTTAGCCTTACTTTTCTCGCCAATTCCTTGAAGTTCTTTAATAACGGCCTTTACGACTTCAGGTTCGTTGGAGCTTTCCAAGTCAAAATCCTTCAGATCAATTTCTGCCATTATAAACTCCTTATATTAGATATTCTTTAATACTACCGATATAACCTGTTATTTCATCTGCCAACCACTGTTCTTTGACTCGCTCAAAAGAAACTTGTTTGCATACGCTAATAATTTTCCGAGAAGCATTATGTGACAACCCTAACTCCCTTAGAGCAGCCTCAAGGTCTCGAATATTATTAACGTCCTCCAAAGCAGATTTAACATCTGTTACCGTAGCATTAATGTTTGCTGGGAATGTGACCAAACTGATCTCCCATAATTCGACTCTTTTCATAAGTCGAGTTTTATTTTTATTATCAATCTCATAGGCATCTTCAACCGTCTTGCCGGACTCATCCCGAATCCAATCCCAGCCAATTGACATGCCATCTAAAGTTCTGTTTTTTAACCCAACATACGCTTCGTTTCCCCAAAAGGATTCTTTAAATACTTTCCCGTGAGAAAACAAACCAACCCCATCTTCTTTTAAAGACAACCACTTTCCAGGTATCTGTCCAGGATCATGTTGCCACAACATTTTAATTCCTGTTTTATTTCGACCACCTTTAGCGAGTGTTTCTTTAAATGCTCCGACATCAACGACATCACCATACGAATCTGGATCACCGCCAAAAGTAGAAGCATATCCGGTAAAAATGCCGTCTTCATCTACATCTTCTTTAATGTTCAAAGGTAAAGTTTTGTACTTAATGTCCATCATTTTTTCCTTCTAAATAAGGTTACACACCTACAATAAACAATATTCCAAGCAGACCCTCTTGGATCACCTGGGTACATCATAGGTTCTCCTGTTCTGATGAAAAAATCATTCAATTCTTTTTTTTCACCATCTGCCAACCTATGAGGAATCCTGGTTCTATCATCTTTCGTTGCAAACCATTCTTTTAACCATTCTGTATTGGAATTGTGTTGATATTGTAGCATTGAATGAATAAGAGAATGGTTGGACGCTGTATGTGTTTCAGTTCTTGCAATTTTTTTAGCACGATGTGAATTTGAAATAGCGCCTATTCGCTTTATTTTGGTTGCAATTTCCTGGTTTGTCCATCCTTCTTCTAATCCTCGGTTGATAATTCTATTAATCACACTTTTGGTGGTTGCATTTACTTTTGTAACATGGTTAGCCGCATGTTTCAAAGACCAACTTTTCATTTCAAGCCAAAACGATGCAGTAAAAGTTGCCTGTTGTGTTGGGCTTAAATCTTCCAAATCCAAACCACGCCTCTTTAAAGCGTCTAAAATAACTTTTAAAAATATGGCAGCCGCCGCAATATTACGCTGGTCAAAAAGGCTAACCATCTCATCGCCTTCTTTGTCTATATCATATTCAATATCATATTGCCCAATTTCGGCGGTTAACGCAGCCAACGTATATTGTCTATTAAGGATTGTGAATATATTTTCTTCAAATAAAGGTTCCAAAACAGCAAGATACCTATAATACATTTGTTCTATCTGCTGTTTAGCAACATTTGAATTTACATCAAGCAAATTCTATTCCTTCTCTACTATTTGATCTGGATTTTTTAATCTGCAAGCGTACTCATTTGCGTACGGCTTCTCTTCTGGCGGATAACCAAGAAGTTTTTGAATCTCCTCATCTTCTACGCCTTCATTTGCCAGTTCATTTGCAACTTGCTCTTCTGGTACTTCAGGTTCCATATTTTCATTATATGGTATCATGTGGGCCGGTATTAAGATTTTATCACCACCAGGCTTAGACTCATAGCCAACCAAATTTCGCTTCTCATTGAGTGTGAGAAAATCAGACGCCTGTGCTCTCTCCCATAAAACCTTTCTTTTAGGCGTCAATGCTGGAATTTCATCCAATTGATAATTTAACTTAATATTTGTATTTTGAGAAAAAATCCAATTATTAAATTCACCACGTATATAGTTTAAATAATACATGATGGTTGATTCCCACAAGTCAAGCCTAGCTTCTTGATAGTTAGAGTATGTGTTGTCCCCAGG